GATGAATCAGACTATACATTCATTCTTCTTGAAGATACACAGGTTTCTTTGAGTACTGATAGCGCAGGAAATAATACTTATCAGTTTAACGATCTTTCGATTTATCAAGGTGTGTTGAAAGAAAGACGCTATGCTGTAGACAACTCGTTACAAAATCAAAAGTTTGTAATTGACGATAGTAATATCGATACTACAAGTATTGTTGTGAAAGTTTATGAAAATGCAAATTCTCAGTCGTACGATGTTTATTCTCGATTCGATCAATTTACTGCAAATATTGATGGGACTACTCCAATCTACTTTCTCGAAGAAAACTACGCTGGTAAATACGAAATTCATTTTGGAAATAATTCAGTCGGGAAACTTCCAGGCAATGCAGCAATCATTGAAATCGATTTCTTAAGCACGAATGGAGATTTTGCAAATGGTGCATCAGCCTTTATATGGAACGGCGGTGCTGATTCTATAGTTGATGGTACATCTACAATTATAGTAAATTCAAAATCTGGTGGAGGTTCAGATAAAGAAGATATTGAAAGCGTACGATACAACGCGCCTTTATCATATATTGCGCAAAACCGAGCGGTGACTGCTGATGATTACAGTGTTCTCGTCAAGCAAATTTATGGTTCACTTGATAGTATATCAGTTTGGGGCGGAGAGTTAAATGATCCACCTGCATTCGGTAAAGCGTTTATTTCGATTAAACCAACTGGTGCTCTTACTACAACAGCAGAAGAAAAAGAATCGATCATTGAAGCTTTGCAGAACAAACGCATTTTATCAATTGAGCCAGTGATAGTAGATCCTGACTATACTTATCTATTCTTTAATGTATTCTTTAAGTATAATAGTAACCTTACATCACTTACTACTGGTCAAATTCAAGCGAATGTAAGAAATGTAATAGAATCATTTAACTCTCAAAATCTACAAAACTTTGATGGAGTATTTCGCCATTCACAGCTTTTACAAAGTATTGACACGAGCGATGCTGCGATTTTAAATTCTGCAGCGCGAGTATTCTTATACAAAGATTTGAGTTTAGTGTTCGGAACTTCTATTTCGCATGAACTTAACTTTAATGCTGAGCTTTTTGTAGACGATGCGGTAAGTTCAATAATTCAATCTTCAAGTTGGAAATACACCGGCTATGATTATTATTTAGGAGATGAAGGTGCGGCCGCTGAAAGAAACGTATATGTTTATCGTTTAGATCAAAACGTAAAAGTAAAAATGGTAAACAGCGTTGGTACGCTTAATAGTTCTACTGGCAAATTAATTTTAAATAGTAGCCTTATTCCACTAGAGCAAAACGAAAACATCCGCATTGAAGTTTCACCTAACTCAAACGATATTGTAACTTCGAAAAATAACATTCTTCAAATAGATGTTCCAAAGTCGACCGTTGCTGCAGAAATTGATACGATTTCCGTAGGTGGTGCAGCTGGTGCACAGGGGTACAACACGTTCTCTCGTACATCACAAACAGGTGGGATCGTTTCAAATGCTGGAACATCTACACCTACACCTACTTCTACATCTAACAGCGGATATTAATCTTAATCATGTCTGTCTATTATCTTGAAGGTCAAAGCAATTACGGTGACTCAGCTGGCCTCACCGGCTATTTCTATCCTCTTTACACTGACGCGTCACTGATCAGTGGAGTATACCATACTCACACGTTTGTAGGACTAGACGACGTAGTGTTCTACATGCCTATGGGAGAAATGAATCACGCAGTTTCAACTGCTCCTTCGGTTTCTTCTTATAATGGTAGTGCCTATCAAGAATACGCAGCGTACGGAACTAATGATGAAGGCGTATTTACGTATACTAACATTTCTACACCTCAAACAAACCAAGTTGTTTCAGTAGCAGCGTATAGTCCAAATGTAAGAAGCGCACCTCGAGCACGAATTAGTAATGTTGAATCTTCGCGTGTTGAAGATTTGATACCTGTGCAGTTGAGAGAATCGTCTGAAACTCTTATAGAGCTTTTAAGCGATTATTACAATTACTTAAATCAGCAAGATCAAACAAGTGATATATTTAATCGTATAGTTTCTGAGCAAGACATTGACGAAACTTCACTTAGTTATTTGGACAGATTGCAAAATGAAATTGCTAAAACTGTTCCAGATTCTAAAAGAATGGACAAGGTTTCTCTTTACAAAAGAATAGTAAAGTACTATTCTATTCGCGGAAGTGAAGAATCTGTTTTGGTTTTCTTTCGTATCTTCTTCGATGAATTAGTTGAAGTCACGTATCCTAAAGATTTTCTACTAAAGCCATCTTCTGGAAATTGGAAAAACAGTGATAAGATCGAAAACTACACTGACTTTATTGAAGGATTCGTTGATAAAAACGAAAACTTTGGTGAGAAAAATTTAAACGACGTTATATCTTTTCGTGATACTAATAGCTTACAAATCGCAACCGGCCAAATCAGAAGAGTTGAAAGTTTAGACGTATTTAAAACTCATCCTGTCGATGATAATCATATCATTGAACTTCCTGCGAATGATTTTGCACGGTATGATGATACAAATCCAGATGAGCCAACGTTTAAACTAAATAACCCCGCGGCTGGAGGACCAGCCCAAGCAACTGCATTACTGAAAAATGGTGTAACGTATACCCCTACTGAAGGACTCGATTTTAGTGCAAGTAGCGGTGGCGGTGGAGGAGGATTCGAGCGGGCGCATGTTGATCTCGGACAAGTATATTCAAGTGAAAATATAACTGAAACCACAGACGAGTTTTCAATGATTGCTCGAATAAAAGCCTCAAGTTTCTATGGCGCTGTTGCATCAATATTCAATAGCTCTTCCACGTTTCCTTCACACGTGATGTATCTTAATTCTAATAAGTTGGCTGCAGAAATTTGGAGATGGGGTAGTTTTCACGGGAGTTCCACTAAGTCGAAGGGATCAACGAGTTTGCCTACTAACGAATGGTGTACTGTAGCAACACGCGGTAAAAGAGATAGCGCTGCTACACCTGCCGCAGGAGGTAGTGGTTATGTCGATGTTTCGGTAAACGGAGAAAGCTGGGAAAGAGTTTGGGATGATAGCGACTACGGCACTCCTACATCCTTTAACATAAATAAATTTTTTACAACCACAGACGCTGTACATAGTTTATCTAATTTTCAAGAAGACGGAACGGAAAACGGTAAGCCTAGATATACTACAGCGATATCAAATCTTTCGAAAACTGGAAGTGGGACGGGAAACATTCACATCAATGCTTATGCGACGAACTATAGCGTTACTAAATTTGAAATTTATTTTGAAAACGATTTAACGTCTTCTCCCTTAAATCAATCTGGTATTCAAAATGATCAAGGTGTTTATGGAGCGTGGATTTTAAGACCGGCTGATGGGACTGGAACGACCGCCCATGCTTTCGCAGTTTGGTATGACATTGACAGTACCGTTGAAATGTCAGAAATCTCGGCCAATCAAGGCGTGAATGTTGGTATAGCTGGACAAATACCAACATCTGCTATTGACCCGACTATTTTTCCTGTCGCTACTTCAATAGGCAATGGTGACTTTGGTGGTCATGGACCTAATGATTCAGGATCGGCTCGTAATAATTTTTACGAAGTGCTGAAAGATTACAATCGTCAATTGAGAAACGCAGATAACGATTATATCCAAAGGAAACCTTGGCTTAACTATCAGATGATTTTTAGTGGTGGCGGTCAGTACGTTTCAGGTGGAGCAGCAATAGAATTTGTTTCTAACGATAAGAAACTTACATGGGTTACAACAAAGGACTTTTTAGATGTTAAAGATAAAAGCGGGCATCTTCGACTAGGTGTTCACAGGTGGAACCACTACTACTCTGGCAAAATACTGCATTTTTCGTATTTCAACAAAGTGGTGAGCCAGAGCCAACTAAATAATATTCACGAATACTATACTTCTTTTAATTTAAATAAGTGGGGACTGCGAGTAAGCGTAAATGAAAACGCTTCTTTAATTGGTGCTAAAAAAATTGTTAGATTAGCTGATAGCGAATATACTTTAAAAAAAATCACGGGCCCTCTTATTAATTCGTTTTGGACATACAACGAAGATAAGTTTTCATCAGTTTTAACAGGGTTTAAAGTTACAGGCACGGGTGGAACTATCAATTGGGGTGATGGTAGTATTCCTATCGCTTACTCAGATAATATCACAACACAACACACCTTCGGGCCGTCGCCAACATTACAGGGAAGCTACAATGGCCGGAAAGGATTTGTATCTGATGTAGACAAAATACAAGATAGCAACTATTGGCAAGATTACTCCTATGAAATTCGTTCTGGTTTGCCGAACGGTGAATGGATTAACGAATATTTACGATTAGTTCACCCTGCAGGCATGAAGCTATTTGCTGCGTTGCTATTGCAAATAGTGCAAAAAAATATTTGGACAGGTGACAAAGATTATAGTGAAGATAATCCTCAAGAAGACGGACAACTAAAAAGATGGCTTGAGAAATTGACGCCTCCTTCAAGACGTTCTGATGTCGACGAAAATGGTTATCACATGCCATTTTATCAGCCCGGCTGGTTAAGCTCTGAATCGCGGAGTCTTCTATTACTTATTCAAGCATTGGTATTCTCAGGAGAAGATGCAAGGTCTGGTGGTAATACGTTTGAAAGAGCGGTTAAAGTTTTTCTGAAGTTCTTTACAGAATTAAACGCAAAAACTAGAGATCATCATGTTTTAGAACAACATCAAGGTGCACAAAAGTTTTTCGATACAAAGACACGGGTTGCAGATTACGCTTATTTAACTTCAAACGAATTAGGTAATAACGAAATCAAGTTAAGTCCTTCTCAATCGTACGAATCAAATATTCTTGCAGTTAATTTACCTTGGAGTTTAGGAACTGGCCATGATTACGTAAATGGAAGGCAATGGGGCAAGAATGGAGAAACTATTGATAATATTCGTACATACAGATCTGATCCTTTTGGAAAATTAAATATTGCTTGGATTGCAAAAGATAACGATACCTCAAGCGCTCATGATGGAGGATTTCACTCGCCAATAATGGACATTGATGCTTCTCAAAATAAAACATATCGTTTTTCAGTTTGGATGAAACAGCAGAATGATAACGGTAAAAAATATTTTGGACTATACGCTCGAGATACAAGTGGAGATACTACTGCCAATGATAGTATATTATACGGTACAAGTACAACAACAGGCAATCCCTATTTCTGGACAGGCGATTTACCAACAAATGACGCTTGGTATTTGTTTGTAGGATTCCTTCGGCCCGAAGATAATAGTATAGCGACCCCGTTATCAGATTCATTTGGAGGAGTTTACGACACAAGTGGAAATAGAGTAAGTAGCAGCATTACTGAATTTAGGTATATTTCAGATGTAAATGGTTTAAGACTACGCGCTTACCAATTTTACAATGCGCTCGGCCAAGGCGATGAAGTTGAAATGTGGGGCCCAAGGATTGATGTAGTTAACGGCGATGAGCCTTCAGTCCAAGCGTTGATTTTCCCTACAATCGATTCTGACATTCTTTACGGGATAAACAGTAGACCTTCTTCTCAGGTTGTTTATAAACTAAATAATTTTTCTACAGAAGTGACTGGTTTCCTATATAGCTCTGACCTACATTCTATTACAACAAACGACACTATTTATGGTAATCAGTCGAATTACAATGAGAACTTAAAATTTGTCGATACAACGACTATAGGATCTTATTACAACGTTGCAATTTCAGATATGACAAATGTTGAAGAGTCTGGTTACATCGCTCAAACTCAAGGAGTGTCGAGCGCGATTAACTTGTCCGGAGGTGGAGCCGCTAATCAATCTGGAGGTGGAGGAGGATATTAATATGAGTTATCAAAAAAGAATTTTAGGACAGCAATTAGGAGCATACGTTTATCGTGATCCGCGCATTGTTATTGCAGATCACAATCTCGCACAAGTTTCTGGAACATTTTGGACCACCGATCGTAGTAGTGCTGAAGGCAACTCTATATCAGATTTAAAAATATCTTTGCCTGCAGGCGAGAAGAATCAAACCATCTTTTGGGGTGATGGTACAAGTGGATCATTTACAAACAATAGTAGTGCCAGCACTACTACAACAACGACAGGTGCTGTAACTGAAACTGTAAATCCAGGTGAAAGTGCAAGAACACGTTCTGGGACTTATAGCAATTCTCCTAGCTATAGTAACAGCGCGCTGGATGCCGCGGCCGGCTGGTGGATGAGTCCATATGCCACCTCGGACTTCACTAATGAGACTGGCTGGTTGCAAATCGATCTAGGAGAAAATAAAACCGTATCTGGAGTAGTTACTCAACCATCAACATATGCGGTAACGTACTGCATTACAAAGTATAAAGTCAAGTATTCTACTGATGGTTCTAATTTCGCATATGTAGATAGTGGCGCTGAATTTACAGGCAACTCGGGTACGGGTTCGACGAGTACAAAGGTTTCTAGTACGTTTGCTACGCCAGTCACTGCTCGTTACATACGAATATATCCTAAGGCCTATGCTTTTGGTGGTCTTCCATTTTTGCGTGCTGGACTGCTGGTGAATACTGGTGGTACTACTACTACTACTGAGACTGTGGACGGCGGAAATGCTTTATCTCACACCTGGCCTGCATCACTTGCACTCGGCACCGGTGAAGCTTTATTCACATCAGGCACATTAACGCATACAACTAACACGTATATGAGTGGAAATTATGTAAGAGGTTCTTCAAATTTTTACGGGAAACTTATATAAATAAAACTATTAACAATACAACTAATTTTTAGAAAGAAAAACCATGGCAGCAATTATCACAGACGAGTTTAGACGTAATTCAACAGCATTTCTGTTGAAAGATATCACAGATCAAAACAACGGAGTAACAGATAGTAGTAACGATAGTGGATCGCTCTATGAGTATTTTATTGGGATAGGCAAATCGGATGCATGGGATAACGATGCATCAGCTAATACAGAAGATAACCAAAACTTTTCTACGCCTTTGCCGAGTGGCAGTGTGATTGAGTCAAAAGAAGTTATCGATAACTTAGTTGGTGCTCTTGCGATTGAACAAGATCAGGCATATAACATTATTCCTCGAGTTGATTGGTCTGCAAATCGTAGATATAAGCGGTGGAATGAAAATGATCCTGCTATGTTTGATGTTGGCACAGTGAGCGGTAATACAGTCTATCCTTGTTACGCAATTTATGACGATAAAATTTATATCTGTTTAGATAACGATTCAAACGATGGATTCAGTGCGGGAGTATATACACCAGGTCTTTCTTCGAATACTCCAAGCGGTACAAGCACAAGTCGGGCGCCAGTAGGGCCGACAACCGATGGTTATATTTGGGCCTATTGCGCAGATTTGAGTCCGAGCTCTAAGTTTAACACTGATCAATTTGTTTCTATCTCTCAAACTGCAACGGGAACTGCTACTGCTGCTACAACGGCGAGTGGTGGTATGGTATACGGATTTGAAATTGTAAATCCTGGAAGCGGCATTAACATAGGTACTACAGCCAATTTTAAATTGCTTTTAAATAACGACGATGGGACTGCGAAAGAGATGCCTCTTACTGTTACTAATACTGGCGCAGGAAACTCAGCGAGCGGTGTTACTTGGGATACTATAACTAATGCTAGTCAATTTTATGGTGCAAGTGGTGGCACTGTTCGAGCATCTGTTGTACCAGCTTCTGGTACAACTGCGACGCTGCTTCCTGTAATTCGACCATTAGTTGCTCCTGCCCTTGGATTTGGTTATACACCAACTGCTGATCTCCCTGCTTTTTATGCAGGCCTAGCAGTAAATTATAATGGTAATGTTGGAGGTGAATTACCTACGAGTATTTCATACCGTCAAATATCTCTTCTGAGAAATCCGATTCGCATAGAAGATGATACTTCGGCGGCCGCTCTCGCAGCTGCTGCAGCCGGTGATGGCAACTATGCTGTTAAAGAAGTTTATAACACCCTTCGTAAATTCCAGCTTAATAGCGCGGCTCTTTCTGGAATTTCTTCCGGTGATATTATTACTCAAGTTATTTCTTCGGCGCAGACTACGGCCGGCATTACTGTGGAAGCTAAAGCATTCGTTGACTATGTTGATGATACAAATGATTGTGTATATTTTCACCAAAATGAAAGCACTTTAATCAATCGACATGAATTTACTGGAGCTGGTAGTATTACAATTGGTTCAACTACATTCACTTACACGTCCATTGTAGATCCAGAGTATACGCCGTATAGCGGCGAAGTATATTTCTTAGAAAACCGAAAGCCTATTCAAAGGGCAGCTGCCCAAGAAGAAGAAATTAAATTAGTAATACAATTCTAAACTATGTCTATTAAAGCTTATCATAGTAAGCCTTATAATGATGATTTTAACACATCTTCATTAGAAGGAAAAAATTACTTGCGAATTTTATTCAAGCCAGGACTCAGTGTTCAGGTTCGCGAATTAAATCAGATGCAGTCTATACTGCAATCTCAAATTGATAAATTTGGAAAAAGTATTTATAAAGAAGGGCCAGTTTTAGATGGTAGTACTTTCTTCACAGATAACACTGATTTTATCGATGTAACAATCGCTCAAGCCGCGGTGGATAAGTTGCTAATGTCAAATTTGAATTTGACTCATGGAATAGTCGTGCGCGTTTTCTCTGCTGCTGATAATACGCTATCTGCTGAAATCTACGCGCACCAAGTCCTTTCAACTGCTACAAACTTAGTAAGATTTTTTATTAGATACAATTCTTCTGGAGCTACAAGTGCTTCTCCTACTAATACTGATAGATTCACGGCCACCGATTCTTTGGGTTTAGCTACTGGTAGTAACATTGACTTGAATAGCTCGTCTGTTGTATCAGCTGGCCAGGCCTTTGGCGTAATAAGCAAGCGCGGTTATGCAGGACGAATCACAACTGACATTGGTATATTTTTTGCTCGTGGAACTTTCATATATAACGATTCTATAAAATACACATTTATTGAAAAGCCTAATGCTACCAATACAGATGCCGATAAAGACTTTCAAATCACGGGTAAAGCGGTATTTAGACTCGTCGAGTCTGCAGTCGGTGCATTGACTGATACAACCCTTTATGATAATGCAGAAGGTACGCCGAACCAGTTTGCGCCAGGCGCCGATCGATATGCAATCACACTTACACCTTTATTCTTAACTGAGCAAACTGGGCTCACAAGCATTTCTAACAACACTTCAGTCTTAGCTTCTACGACGAGCGGCACAGCGCTTGTTAATTATTTAAATCTTTTAGATGTCGACAGCAGCCAATACATCGCGCCCGCTCGAACCGAATATTCACAACTTGATTCTAAGCTCGCGGTTCGAACCTCAGAAGAAAGCGGTAACTATACTGTCAATCCTTTTAAAGTAGGCGTTAGAGAACATTTAAACGATGGTCTTGGAAATGGAGGAAGATATTTGAGTACTGAACTTTCTAATCTTTCACCGGTTTTAACAGAAGCACAATCTAAAGGAAAATATATTACTATAGTTGAACCTTCAGTTGCTTATGTACAAGGTTACCGTATTCCGCTTGAAGAAACATTGGAAATTTCTGTTGATAAAGCGCGAACAACATTAGATACGCCTGAAACAACGTTTGGTTCTGCAAATATAGGTAACTATATCGAAGGTAGCATTGTAAACGTTCCCAATTTTAATAAACCCGGTGAAACATACGCGTTCAATGGTACTGGATCAGTTACTTGTAGAATTCGTTCAATCGAAAAAGTGGGTTCCGTTTATCGCGCGTATATTTACGACTTAAGTGGTGATATACCTCGTGATGCTACAACACTCACAGGAGATGATGCAGAGGACGATAACGATACATTTATATTTGCATTAAGTGATACTGCTTCTGGTAATACTAGTAGACCTACACCAATTTTTGATTCTGCTAATAACACTGGTTTAATTACATTACCTTACAATACAATATCCAGTATTGAGAAAGGTGGATCTTCACCCAACTTTCAAAGTGAAGTTGTTGTACGTGCAATTCAAACAGGTATTACACCTTCTGGAGGATCCATTACGCTTACTGTTAATGGTTTAACAAATGGTAAGAGTGCAGGAAGATTTTTTAATGACTCTGATAACGCTTACATTGTAATTGACGAATCTGACGGAAGTGTTGTAGCTGCAGCCTTTAGTGCCTTCGGTGGAACCAATAACGATGAAGTTACACTTTCAAATGCTGGATCTAACGACGTCACAGTCATTGCTCCAGTAAAACTTAAATTAGGAACTAGTGGTTTAACCCCAAAAACAAAGGGAGTAGCGACTATAACAAGCGAACTAGTTACAGCTGCTGCAGACAGTGCTGCCGCGACAAATGCTAGTTTTGAATTAGATAATTACGATATAATTGCAATCTCATCTGTTACAACTGGTGATGGTAATACAACTATACAAGCAACGGACTACGAATTAGACAACGGTCAAAGAGATGGTCTCTATAAAAAAGGTAATATCAAATACACCGGTTCTGCTTTAAGCTCAGGCTCTACTACCGGAGGTTTAAAGGTCACATATACTTATTATACACACACTACGGGTGATTTCTTTGACGTAAGTTCTTATCCTGGTTTTGCTGGTGTTGGGTACGCTGATATTCCACAATATAAAGGTGTGTATCTTTCAGATGTATTAGACTTCAGGCCTAAGGATAATCAATCTAGCGCATTCACACTTGATCCAAATAGTCCTACTAAAATTACTTTAAATTACTATCTTTCTCGTTTAGATAAACTTACAGTTAATACATTAGGCGAGTTCAGCGTAATAGGTGGAGAAGCTTCTAATCAGCCTGATCCTCCTCAAGTGCCTGCGCATTCAATGGCCCTATATGATCTTTTTGTTCCTGCATATACTCGTTCTGTGAGTGATATTCAATTACGACACATTGATAATCGTAGATTTACAATGCGAGATATTGGCCGGCTTGAAAAACGAATCGAAAATCTTGAATATTACACTTCGCTATCTCTACTTGAAAGAGAAGCAAATGGTAAACAAATTCTCGACGCCGATGGCGAAAGATTTAAGAATGGTATACTCGTAGACAGTTTTCAAACACAAGGTGTTGCCGATGTACTTGATCCAAAACTGAAGGTAGCATTTGATACGCAAAAGGGCGAGCTACGACCTCAATACAATATCAATAATAAAAGACTTCGATTTGCGGGGTATAATGGTAGCGATACTGCTTTAACACGGGCTGACGGTGGAGGAACTCTTCTAAGTTTACCATTTACATCAACTCCTTTAATTACTCAAGATACTGCGAGTATTGATATTAGTGTCAACCCTTATGATCTTGCTTCTTGGAATGGCGCCATTGAATTATCACCGGCAAGTGATGAATGGATTGAAACAGATCGTAGACCAGATGTTGTGTTTAATATCAATGGTGGACTTGATGCTCTTGCAAATACATTGAATGAAAGTGATGCTCTTGTAACTTACGCAAATGCCTGGGAAACACATAGCATTGGAAAAAAATTAAGTGGATCTTCTAAAACAATATTTGGTTCAGGTACGAATAAAGCTGCAAAAACCGCGGCTGGCTTTACTGGCTGGCGTCCAGTTCGTCAAACAACTTCAACATTTGAAACAACAGAGATTCGCGAAGGAGTTAAACAAGAAGCAACCGTTAATACTGTTGAACAAAACATTGGAGATAGCGTTGTAGATGTTAGCTTTATTCCCTTTATTCGCTCCCGCCGAGTATACTTCAAAGCGCAATTGCTTAAGCCAAATACACGAGTTTTTGCTTTCTTTGATGGAATTGATGTAAGTCAGTTTTGTAGTAAAGGAACATTTGTAAAGCACTCAGATAACTCTAGTGTTGACACATCTACATTTAATTCATCTGATCCTTTTGCTACACTAACTCTATCGCGGACTGAACTAGTAACAGATTCTGAAGGTGATCTTGAAGGTTTCTTTATTATACCAAATAATCAAACGTATAAGTTTAGAACAGGAACTCGTAAGTTTAAATTTACAGATTCAAGCACAAATGATTTAGCAAATACTACAACTTCTGCAGAAACGTCGTATGCAGCAAGTGGTCTATTACAATCTAAAGAAGCACAGATAGTTTCTACACAGCAGATACAGCTATCTAATACTGATGAAAGAGTTCAACAACTTCGTCAAGGGGTTATTACGAAAACTAAAACTGCATATTATGATCCTCTTGCACAATCATTTATTATTGGCAATGTTCCGACAGGTGCATACACGACTAAGATTGATTTATACTTTAAGGCGCGTTCAGAAAATGTTCCACTGAGTATGCATTTGGTTACTGTTGAGAATGGTATACCTACACAAAAAATGGTTCCTTTCTCGAAGGTTATTAAAAAACCAGCTGCAGTAAACATTAGCGATACTGCAGCCACTGCAACTACATTTAATTTCGAATCACCTGTTTATCTTTCACCTGGTGTTGAATACGCAATCGTTGTAATGTCTAACTCACCTGATTATCGTCTATGGATGTCAGAAGTAGGTGGCAATGATGTTACTACTGGCACAAGAATTTCTAAGAATACTTATGCAGGTGTTTCCTTTAAATCACAGAATGCATCAACATGGACGCCTGATCAAAATCGTGACTTTAAGATGACGATATACCGCGCTCAGTTTAGTAGCATTAGCGGTTATACTTATCGCGTAGATCCAATGTTCGATGGCGATACATTTAGTTTCTCTACACTTCGTTTAATATCTCAAGAAGTGAACTTTGCTGAAACAAATACTTCATACACATTACGTCTTGAATCAACCGAAGATCACGTTATAAGTCCTGAAGCTGATAAGTATTTTGGTGAAGTCAAATCAATTACGGCGGCAGATACAAATGGAACGATAGGAGCTAATGAAGCAGGAGTAAACATCGAGCTTACAAGTACAAGCAATTTCGTAAGTCCAGTAATTGATTTAGATCGACTTTCGTTATTAGCAATTGATAATACTATTTCTAATGAAGTAGCGGTTCAACCAACCAATGCTGCTTCTGATACCGAACTTAACGCTGGCCACGGTGGAGCAACTGCACGTTATATTACACGTGAAGTTGAATTGAATAACGCTGCCGATCAGTTAAACGTAATAATGCTCGCGAATAAGCCTTCAGAACTAACTGATATTCGAGTTTATGTCCGAGTTAAATCGACCGATGAACGTATCCGCGATGTAGGATTTGTAAAGGTTGAACCTCAAGCACCACTATTAATTGACTCTGGTAATAATTTTGGTGAGGCCGAATACTTATTTGAAAATACTGAACCTTTTACTTCTTTTCAAGTGAAGGTTGTATTTACATCAGAAGATACCGCGTTTGCACCTCGTATTAAAGACTTTAGAGCGATTGCGACTATTTAGTATGAAAAGACTTTTAGTAAAAGAAAATAAAAAATTAGAAAGAGATACTCAAACCAAAGCAATACTTTCAAACGATGTTGATGGTTATAGAGCAGCAATAGCGCGGAGGTCTTTAAGAAAAAGCAAAGAAAAAGAATTTAACGAGTTAAAAAATAAAGTAGACAATCTTACAACTCTTGTCGAAAAGCTTGTTGAAAAATTAGATAAATAGAATTATGTCAGTATACTATATAAATGGAACAAGCACTTCAGGCTCTACTTTTGGAACAAATGGATTTTTCTATCCTTTGTATTTAACAGCGTCTGAAGCAAATTCAGCTAGCGCTAACACCTTAGGAACTTCTCATCCACATACATTCGAAGAAGCTCCAAACATTACTTTCTATATGCCAACTACTGGCGTAACGCCTATAGGGCATGCACTAACAACTCCGCCTACTGGAAATTACAGCAGCGAAGTTTATGTTTCGTATACAAGTCCTATCGCTGAAGTTGATGTTGAAGAGATCGGATTTGGTGTTCTTGCAGGTGATACATTTAATTCTTGGAGAAAGAAAACTAACGATGTTGCTCGAGAAACTATTACAAATACAGCAACTATAGGCTCTGTTGATACACGATTAACGCGTTTACTTAGTGTAACTGGTGGTGAAAATAATATCATGACTCTTACATCGAGTGATAACATTACTGGTGAAAAAGAGTTTGAAGGAATAGTAAAATTTAGTGCTGCCGATGATTCAGCAAACGCTATTCAAGTCGGAGCTAATGGTAAAATTTATGTAGAGGCGAGTTCGTTTAAGTTTACAAAATCGATTGATCTACATAGTGCTGGTGCAGAAATTAAAGCAAGTGATTTTGATGTTCCTACTGGTAGAACAAAGCTAGCGAACGTTCAGTATACTTGGCCAAGCCAATCTCCTGTTCCAGGTCAGATTCTAAAATCGGGCAGTGGAAATACTCTTAATTGGGCAACAGAAACTGCGGCCGAAGCTCAAGTGGAAGCTTTCTTAATTGAAGATCCAAATCCTATTGGTTCAATTTACCAATGGGCTACTACAAATCCTCCAAGTAAGTGGTTAGTTTGTGATGGTAGCGTAGTTAATCGTGTAACGGTTGGTGCAGATACTGGTTATCCTGATCTTTTTGGTGTTATTCAAAAAACATACAATCTAGCAACTGATACAGGGGCTGATTTCACTGAAACGACAGTAGGTTCAGTAGTTACACCACCTGTTAAATTTAGACTTCCTAACTTACAGGGGCGTGTTCCAATTGGCGTAGGAACTAACGCTGATGCTATTGGTACCCAGGCTCAATTTACGCTTGGTCAAACGAGTGCTGTTGTAGATGGTGTAACAATTAACGGTGGTGAATATCAGCATGATATTACAATAGAAGAAATGCCTATTCATGGTCACGCTATTCCTAGTCGCTATGACGATGGTAACAATAGTGGCACCACCTCGTCGTCACCGCGAAATACCTTT